GACGATGCCGCTGACGACGATTCTTCCGGGGGCAGCGGCTGGGGAGTTTGCGGACCAGCAGTTAGCGGAGCCTGTGAGAAGGACAATCAAGGCGTATCACGGGTCGCCGCATGACTTCGACCAGTTCAGCCTGAGCAAAATCGGGACGGGGGAAGGGGCGCAGACGTACGGGCATGGGCTGTACTTTGCGGAGCACCCAGAAGTGGCGCAACAGTACAAGCAGGAGACGCGAGGGCGTTACCTGGATACGGCTACGGGGAATCTTGTCGATAGTCGGAAGATTTCCGATCCGACTGAGATTGGTACAGGTAAGCGATTTCAACCAGCGAAAGGCCGCACCTACGAAGTCAACATTCACGCCTCGCCTGATGAATTGCTGGACTGGGACAAGCCGCTGAGCCAGCAGCCGCCGAAGGTGCAAGAGGCGCTAGAGAAATTGGCGAAAGAGAACCCCTATTCGGATGTCCGTAAGTATGAGCATTCAGTGGGTCGTCATGCCTACGAGGCGATTTCCTCCTCGGACCCTGAATACGCCACAGAACAACTCAAGAAGGCTGGCATCAAAGGCATCCAGTACCTCGACCAAGGCTCCCGATCTGCGGGAGAAGGCACGAAGAACTTCGTCATCTTTGACGACAAGATCATAGAGATTGCCAAGAAATACGGCATCTCGCTCCCCATCGCCGCGAGTCTCTACAAGTGGCAGCAATCCCAGCAGTCGCAAAAGGGTGTAGAATAGGCCCGCTCCATGTCCGAGACTGTTATCGATCCTCACGAAACCGTCACCGTCGAGCGTGCGGATGGGCGTTCCCTCTCCGGCTCCGGGGTGTCTGAGGAGTCGCTGTCTCAGGTGGTCGAGAAGGAACCGGGGCCGGTCGTTGAGCCCGCGACGGACGCGCCCCAACCAGAAACCAAAGGCCGGAAGCGGTACAGCCAACTCACATCCGAGCGTGATACCGCGCTGACCCAGGCGCAGCAGGCCGAAGCCCTCGCCTCTGAGCTGAAGAATCGCCTCGCCATCTTAGAGGCCAGAGAAGCCGAGCGTTCCCAGCGGCAGCAAGACCCTCCGACACCACCGGCCCAGCCTGAGTATTCACGGCCCAAGCCGGTGGCGACGGAGATCGGGGCGAAATACCCCGATTACGAGTCATTTGTCGAGGATCTCTCCGATTGGAAGTCCGAACAGCGAGAGATCAAGCTCAAGCAAGAGTTCCAGACGGCCCTCGAAACTCGCATCGAAGCCGAGCGGTCGTCTGTCAAGCAGCGCGAAGCGTCTCAGTCCACTCTGGACCGTGGCCGCACTGCCTACCCTGACTTCGATGCGGTTGTGTCCTCCTGTACGGTGCAGTTTCCTGAAGCGATGCTCCAGGCGATTGCGAAGATGCCGAACGCGGAGCACATCGAGTACATGCTTGGCAAAGATCCCGCGTGGGCGGCTGAAGTGGCCGCAAGCCCGGATGGGCTGTCGCTGGGTCTGAAGATCGCTGAGCGTGTGCCACCAGCAGGCCGCGTCCCGCCGGCCTCGCGTCCTGCTGTGGCCCGGACCAGTCAGGCCCCCCCGCCGTACGAGCCGGTGGCGGGTGGGTCTCCGACGAGTGCCACGCCACTCGCTGAACTGGCTGATCGGGGCGACGTTGAGGGCTACAAAGCTCGACGTGCGTCTGAGCTTAGAGCAGCGGGGGTGACGGCCCATAGGTAGCTCCCTTGGCCAACACCTTTCTCACAAACAGTATCATCACGTATGAAGCCCTGGACGTGTTGGAAAACACGGACATGGCGGCCCGCATCATCAACCGCGAGTACTCCGACCAGTTCAAGTTTGGCGGGGCTGTCCTCGGCCAGACACTGAACATCCGCAAGCCGGCGCGGTTCATCGGGCGTCTCGGGCAGGCGGTCAACATCGAAGGCATCACCGAGACGTATGTCCCCTTGACGCTGGCGTTCCAGCGCGGGGTGGACACACAGGTCACGTCGCAGGATCTCACCCTGAACATCGATGACTATCGCAATAGGATTTTGAAGCCCGAGATTGCGCGACTGGCGAACCTCATCGACCAGGATGTCTGTGGTCTCGCGCAGGGACTGAACAACTTTGTCGGGACGCCCGGTGTCACCCCCTCAGCCCTGAGCACGTATCTGGCGGCGAAGGTGAAGCTGGACAACAACGCCTGTCCGATGGACGGGGACCGGAACATCATCAACAACCCCGCCGCGGAAGCGTCGATTGTGGACAACCTCAAGGGGCTGTTCCAGGCGTCGGACCAGATCAAGCAGCAGTATCTCTCGGGGGCGATGGGTAAGAGCATCGGCTTCGAGTGGTCGATGGACCAGAACATCTACGTGCAGACCGTGGGTGCGCTTGGCGTCTCGACGCCGCTGGTCACGACCGCGAATCAGTCCGGCTCGAGCATCATCACGAACGGCTGGCAGTCGGGCCTTTCGACGTTGAACGCGGGCGACATCGTGTCGTTTGTGTCCACGACGACGCCGGTCAACGGCGTCAACCCGCAGAGTTACCAGACGACCGGGCAGGCGATGCAGTTTGTCGTGACGGCGACGACCTCAGATGTCACCGGCACGCTGACGATCCCGATTGCGCCGGCGATGGTGGGACCGGCCTCGTCTACACCGCAGTTGCAGAACGTCACCAACCTGCCGCCGGCCTCGTGCCCGGTGTATGTGTATGGCGTAGCCGCGGCGAACTTCTCCACGATTGCCTCGGTCCAGACGCCGCAGAATCTTGCGGTCCATAAGGACTTCGGCACGCTGGCGATGGTCGATATGCCGCTGCCTGGGGGAACGGACAAAGCCTATCGGGCGGCGAGCAAGAAAACCGGCAACACCATCCGCGTCATCCGCGATTATGTGGCGACGACGGACCAGTGGATTCAGCGCCTCGACGTGTTGTACGGGGTCGCAGTGCTTCGGCAGGAACTCGGCTGCCGGGTGGGAGGCTAACCGTGGCTCTGGTATCAAGCGCAACACTCAGCGGGAACGTCGCGCTGAACGATACGAAAATCAAACTCAGCGCGTTCACGAACCCCGCCACGTCTGGCGTCAGCGCTCCGACCTATCTGGTGGTCGATGGCGAGGCGATGCTGGTCGCGGATGCCTCACTCTCGCCCACACTCTCGGTGGTGCGGGGCTACAACAGCCCGATTCCTGGTGTCGCCACGATGCCAGCGTGCGCTCATAAGACGCTCGCCCCGGTGGTGTATGGGCTGTCGTCGGACTTCACGCAGACGGCCAGCACGGATGGCCGAGCGGGCAGCCCGGTCATCTCACTGTCGGTCAACGATACGGCGGTCGTCCTGCCGGTGGTCGATGCCACGGTCTACATCACGAAGGCGGGTGTCCTCGCCAGCACGATTCTGGACCCGAACAAGGACCAGACGAACACGATCAAGATGGTGTCGCTCACAGCGAACGCCCATCTGATCACGTACACCGCCGGGTGGTATCAGAACACCACCACGTCGGACATTGCGACGTTCCCCGCGACATCAGGTGCCGTCCTGACGTTTGTGGCAAAGAACGGCGTCTGGAACCTGGTTGCGACTGCGGATGACGGCGTGACCGTCGCCTAAACGCTATGGTGGGGGCTTCGGCCCCCGCCTCTTTCAGAGGATCACATCATGGCGAATAGCGGAGGGGGCGTCCTGCTCCCGAATGAAGCCACGACCGTCACGGGATGGACGATTACCAACCCCATCATTACCGGGGCGACGTTCAGTGGGAGTTCCACCCTCACGGCCAACGTCGGAACGGCCAGTACGAGTGTGACAGCGGTTGAAACCGGGAGCGGGCCGTTTCATCAGACGGTTCTCACCATCACCAACCTCGCCATTGCCATCTCGGATGCGAACGTCGGTGGCGGGGCGAAGCTCTACACCTTCCCTGAAGGCAACATCACGATTCTGGGGGCGACCTGCACGGTCACAGAGACCACTACCTCCACGATTGCGACCACGCTGAAGGCGAGCAAGACGCTCTCAGTGGGGATTGGATCCGTCCAGACCACCACGCAGGGGTCAGGCACGCTCGTCACGACCCAGCAGGATATCGTCAACGCCTTTGCCTGCACCTCGAGTGCCACGATCAACGTCGGCGGCACCGCGGTGAACGGGAAGCAGTTAGGCACGACGACCATCCGGTTGGATGGGACGACCACCGCGCAGCCGATCTGGCTGAATTGCGGAGTCGTGACGAACACGGACATCGATGCCGACGCGACGAGCACCTGGTCGGGCACGGCGACGATTACGTGGGTCTACTCGGGTGATTACTAAGGAGCGGTCATGACGTTTGACGAACTCAAGGCGCAAGTCGAGGCGCTGACGCAGCAGCTCCAGACGCAGCAGCAGCAGGTGACCGGACGCAGTTCGGAGATCCGGAAGCCGCTGAGCAACCTGCTGTCTCCACCGCCTTCAGCCACGGTGGCCAAGCCCAATTTCTTCTTCGAGGGGCAGAACTCCGTCGAACGAACACAGCCGGGGCCGTTCCCGGCGGTGCGCTTCAAGCTGACGGAGAGCGGCGTGGAGGAACGGGCGGCCCGGAACCAGTCGGAGTTGGACGCGCTCGAGGCCGATGGCTGGCAGCGGGGGATGCCGGAGCAGATGCCGGTGAGTCAGACGGATGAAGTGGAAGATGCGCTGGCGTCGTTGACGCCGGAGGAGCGCACGATGGTCATTGCGGAGTCGCAAGTCCAACGGAGGGCGGCGCTCACCGCACGACTGGCGGCCCTCCCTGCGGCGGATGCGGCAGCGGTGTCCGACGCCAGCGCTACGCTGAAGCGGAAGCCGGGACGACCACGAAAGGCATAAGGCGATGGTCTTAGCGGGCGCCTTCGGAATGCCTCAGACGCCGTGGGGCGGATCCACGCTGCCTGGGAATCAGAAACTGTTTCAGATGGCGCAGGGGCAGATGACGCCGCCGACGCCGACGAACGTCCCGTGGAACCAGCCGAACCCGAACCCGCAACCCAGGGATCTGCCGTGGATTGACCATACCGGGCAGCCTCCCGGCCCTCCGGTGTGGACGGGCGGGATTACCGGGAAGGGACAGGATCCGCGGACGATCCCGATGCCGCCGATGGGAAGTTCTGGACTGGGTGGCACGACCCGCCGCGGCAGTCAGATTCTCGATGCGCAAGGGAACGTGATCGGCCATTACGACGACAACAATCAGCCGGTGTATCACAACGGGCAGGGGCCATCTCCGGTCTTTCCACCTGGGATTAGTCCTGACCGTGGTGTATTCCAGATGCGTCCGATGGGTGCCCCCGGTTCCATGCAGCAGTCGCTCTATGGGCAAGGCCTCCTGCGTCCCGCGATGCCGTCCATGAATAACCAGAGCGGGTACTGATGCCCACCGTCCGCGCGATTCTCACGGATGCCCTGCTCGAGATCGGGGTGGGATCTCCGGGGGAGATTCTGTCGGCCGATCTCATGGAGATCGCGCTGCGGTATTTCCAGCGGCAGTTGAACGCATGGCAGGCGGATGAACTCTCCCTTGCGGTGTCCAACCGGATCACGTTCACGATTCCGTCTGGCACGGCCTCGAGCAGCATCGGCCCTACTGGAGATATCGTCGCGCAGCGTCCGGTCTTCGTGAACCAGATCAACTACATCGTCCCGAGTTCGACGCCTCCGGTGGAAGTCCCGATGGGGCCGATGGGTGATCAGCAGTTCCAGAACCTGAGCATCAAGACGCTGAGTTCCTCACTCCCGACGCAGTATTACTACCAGACGAGCATCACCACTGAGAACGGCTCGATTACCTGGTGGCCGGTGGTGACGCAGGATGTGGAGGTCGCGCTCTATCTGCAAGCGGGGGTGACGGAACCGACCACACTCCAGACGACCATCATCGTTCCCCCGGGCTATACGGATGCGTTCCACTACGATCTGGCGTTTCGCCTCTGTGGCCCGATGGGCTTGCAGGCGCCGCCGACCTTGCAAGAACTACGGACCCAAGCCCTGATGACGATGAAGCGCCCGAACCTCGATCCGGGGATGCTTGGCGTCGATCAGGCGCTATTGGGGAGTTCGTCCGGAGCCTATAACGTGCTCACCGACACCACCACTGGCTCGAGTAGCCGATAGGGAGTGCCATGTCTCAGCCTGCGGTGGTCTTTAACCACGCGGAAGCCATCACCAAGAGCGATACGGTCAACCTGACGACCTACGATGCCTCCAAGCGCCTGACGGATGCGGTCTATATCGGGGGTGCCGGGATTGTGGTAGCGGTGTTCCAGGATGACTCCACCGCGCAATTTACGGCGGTGGCGGGAGAGATTCTCCCCTTGGCCATCAAGCGGGTGAACTCTACGACGACCTCGGCCACCCTGATGGTCGCGCTGTACCAGGTCTAGGGATGTCCGTCGTCCCGCAGGTGGTCGGTCCCTCCGGGATGACATATTCGCGTAATGCGAATGCGGAACGGACCATCAACTGGTTTGTCGAATCTCCCGAT